CTCCATAAGGATGCGACTCATAGCAAACTCGCACCACTTGAGAAATGTGGAGCCACCGTCAAAGATGACCGCAGCCACTTTACCTTCAGCCGCACGTTCGCCCAAGACATTCACGAACCAAGACACCTTATCAACGAGGCCCACCCAATCAGTGCTGTTATCATCATGGAAAATACTACCATCCGTTTCATCAAAGAGCCTATGGATGAATATGTCTTTATCGTCGGGATAAACGTAATCAACCGTGTTCTCCGCGCTACTATCAATGTCGAAGATATGGATTTCTCCCTCATTACCACCGGCCCTTGCTAACTCAAGAGCGAGTCCGGTTTTACAGCAATTCTCCTTCGCTACGAGGGCGCAACGCACAGGTCGTAGGGCTGCACGCCCACCTGCTCTCGTCGCTTGCTCAAATGCCTTCGCATAGAAGTCCCTATCATACGTCTGTTTAGGCGGCTCCGTTTCTATGGACCCCTCCGGTTCTTTCATTGTGTTCCAACTCATTTTCTCACCAAATATACGTCACAGCAAGTAGGTTATATACTTCACTCGTCGGGCTTAGGGACCGATACGGCCGCCTCAGTCGTTAGGACGAGTCCAGCAATAGACGCTGCTGTGAGAAGGCTGCTAATAGTTACCTTAACGGGGTCGAGGACACCTGCTGCGAACAAATCCTCAAGTTCGCCCGTCGAGGCGTTGAAACCAACACCTTTGATGGCATCAATACACCATGAAGCCTGTCCAAAATCGGGTTCATTTAAGACAATTCCAGCGTTCTCGGCTATCTGCATAGTCGGGCGCGATAATGCCTCTAATACGATGTGTCTTGCCACCAATAAGGTGTCTGTCGGCACCTCATGGAACGCAGCAAACAAAGCAAGACCACCACCTACGACGATACCATCCTCGATGGCCGCCTTCGTGGCGTTGAGAGCGTCATCTATACGCTCCATACGCTCATTGACCTCGGTTTCAGTCGCCCCACCCACACGGATGATAGCAACACCACCTGTCAATTTGGCGATACGGGAGCGGATTTTCTGCTCGTCCCACTCCTGTTCTGCATCCTTGGCTTGCGTGCGAAGCCCCTCGATGTAGGGTTCAAGTCCTTCGGGGGCTGCATCATTAACAATAGTCGTGCGTGTCTGCGTTGCCGTTACCTTAGAGGCATCTCCCCCGTAGTCAGTAAAGGTCATTTCGCGTAGGCTACCATGAATACTCGGCTCAAAAACGGTTGCTCCCGTCAGTGCCGCTATATCAGCGAGATAGGCGTTTTGGTCTTGCCCCCATCCCGGTGCCTTTACAAAACACACGCTAACCGTTCCCTGCATGATATTTACCAAGAGATTAGGCAGCGCGTTGCCCTCAAGCCCCGGCGCGATTATCAGTAGTGGGCGGCCCACCTTGACCGCCCCCTCAAGTGCAGGGACCAAATCGTGAAAATTAGCAACAGGTTCAGAAATGAGAAGAACATACGGGTTCTGCATTTCACAAATACCTCGGTCGTGGTTGGTTACCATGACCGGCGATAAGAAGCCGTTTTCAATCTCAAGACCTTCTGTAAACTCATGGGTTGTTTGGAGAGTATGCCCCCGCTCAACGGTGACAACACCCCTCGGACCCACCTGTTCGTAAACCTCGGCAATAGAACCACCAAGTAGGGAATCATTGTTCGCTGCGATTGAGGCAACCTGTCTTAGAATACCCATATCGTCATCAACGGGAACGGCCATTTTCATTAAGGCGTCACAAACCAACCCGATAACAGAATCTATGTTGGTCTTGAGGGCTACGGGGTCCGCGCCCTCTTGCACAGCCTTTCGACTTGCGTGCGACAGGGCTTGCGCGAGGACTGCGGCCGTTGTTGTGCCGTCACCAGCCTTCATCTGCGCTTCGTTAGCGACCTGTTGAATTAGACTAATCCCTAACTGCTCAAAAGGGTCATCACTTCGGATGGACCGAGCAATCATTACCCCGTCATTTAGAACGGAGGGAGATTTATACAGGTTCTCAACCACGACTGTTCGGGCCTTCGGACCAAGAGTAACCTTGACCGTATCAGCCACTTTGTCAATACCGGCAAGAATGCGGTCCTTCGCATCATCACCATACAGAATCTCACTCAAGGTAGCACCGCCAATATGTCATTGTAATGAACGGCAATCAAGTGGGGCGTGCCGGTGTCAATAACGGCCCCCTCATTGTAAAGGACCGAATCACCAACACCAAAACCAACACACTCCCCCCCTTCTGCTCCCATAGACTCCACAGTAGCACTCTCATTGAGGATTAGCCCACTCTCGGTGGTCGTGCGCCCTGTCCTAATTAGGACATAGGCTCCTACCGCAATAGGGTCGCTCACTCACTCCACCCACCGTCGCCAGCAGGTTGGATGGCGTCAATACACCACCAACCACTGATAGATAGGCGGCCGTCGCCCTCGCGTGTTAGCCAAGGCGCACCGACGAGCATTAGGGTTGAGCCAACGCCGAAGTCCACCAACGACTCCTGTTCTGCGGGAACGTATAGGTCCACTGAAGGGGCCAACGACATAATATCGAGGTCACCACAGGACACAATGAAGCCTCCTCGGTCCCTCGGGTCAATATGAATGACCTCAACCGCTACACCAACCCATGTGTCCCACCAACCGTCATCTTCACGGTGTTCATCAACGTAGCCCGGTATGTCTGCGAGAGAATCAAGCCAAGCCGTAGCCATTTCGGGAACGATACCCGCAGGTTCGCCACCATTTATGTCCACAGGTGGTCCTGTAAAGATAGAAGCCAATTCGGGGTTCGGGTGAAAGGTAGTTACACCCTTCTTTCCATACGCCCGGTCGCCACCCTTGCCTGTGCGTAGCGAGATTGTTCCGGGCTGGTAGGTAGGGAATTGCTCTTGCGCCAACGCACCACTGAAAGTGATAGTGATAGTCTGCACATCCTCTTTGCCCTGCACTCGTCCAATGAACAGTGCCTTGCGCTCCAATTCCGTGAGAGGGCGTGCCGCCCCATACTTGAAATTGTCGTCACCACTCGGCCAAGTAGGCGTGTTAGCGTCCCAAACGAGATAGAACGCCTTATTCTGCGAACCATCCACAAAGCGGTGCCTGTTGGGTAACTCGCCCACGTCTGTGGTTTTGTGACCCTCAACAAAGGCCTGTCTGCCTACGAGGCTCGGATTGAAGTTCATAGTCCACTTATCCCCGCTCGCCTCATAATAGACAATCTTGCCCTGTGTTACGAGGCCACGAATCAAAGTGTCGGGTGCTGCCGCCAACGTGGTCGCCATCTTAGAATAAGCCATCTCGGCCCAATCTTTGTAGCGAGGCATCGTCAAAAACATACCTTCATACAGGTCACAACCCGACCGTTGCAGCCTATCTCCTTCTGTGCGTAGGACACGACCTGCTACACGCAAGGCCATTAGGCGGCACTCATCTTCGGAGCGACCCGCATTCTCCCAATCATCTTTGTTCTCGGCCAACACCGCATCAACACGACCCTTCAAGGTTGTCGTATCAACACCGATGTTCTTAGCCATTCTTTCTGCATATTCCGCATACTGCTCCATCATCTCATCTCCTTTTCCGTTCCCGGCTTCTGTCCCTCACAGCAAGTAGGATATAAAGGTCACGGCACCTCTCCATACAACATTCTGACGAAGTTGTGCTTGACATATTCATCCTCCACCCCCATAAGCAAATCTCGGCGGGAAATGACGGCTGCATCAATTAGGGATAATTTGGCGGTCACGTTTGCAGGGTTGTGAATACCGTGTCTGAATACCACGTCCACTACGGACTGTGCATCAATGTTTTGAATCATATTCATGGCCTCATCAAAGGCCTTCTCTTTCACGATGAGGCGTAGCAGGTGTGCTACATCGAAATCACCATCAATAAGAGATAGGGAGAAGGAGGCCCGGTTATCTTCGGGTAAAAGGGCGAGTGTTTGCAGCGCACCCAAAGCGTTGCGTAGGTCACCTTTGTGCCGCTTGACAATACGGTCTAAGTCCACCTCACGGATTGTGGCCCCCTCTAATGACGCTACACGCGCAAGGCGTTTTTTCATGGCCTTATCGGGTATGGGGTGGAATTGGCGTAATTGACAGCGTGACCTCAACCATACGCTGACCTTATTCAAATCGTTACAGGTCAAGATGAAGAAGGCGGGGCTGTTCTCTATGACACCCTTGAGTGCTGATTGAGCGGCATCAGTCAATTGGTCGGCCTCGTCAAGAAAGATAATACACTCTTGACCTACTGAAGCCAACGGGATTACGTCGTTTTGCACAAACTCGATACCTCTTTGCTCCTTAGTCGAAGCGTTGAATTGGTGTAGTTGAAGGCCCATATTATGTGCTATGATGTAGGCGAGGGTGGTCTTGCCCGTTCCCGGCTCTTTACTGTGGAAAAGGTAATTCTGCATTGGCGCACCGTTTTGTAATAACTCCTCCATCTCGGCCCTCAAGTGGTCTTGGCCTACAAACTCGTTCAGCCATTTCGGACGGTGTTTTTCCCACCAAATGTTCTTCATAGTCCTTTTGCCCCCTCGGTTATGAGCATCCATATCAACATGAGAAAAAGGAGGCCAGCCCCGCACAAAATAAAATCCATTACTGTTCACCGTCCGTCACATAATCACTTTCGACCAGCGACCAGCAATTAGGGCATAGAACGTGGTCCGGTTCTTCGCAGTAGTGGTGTGTTTTCCACTCCGGCCCCCTGAACATCTCATTTTCCTCCCAACACATATAGCATCGGTATTTCTTGATGCACCAAACACACAAATCATCATCGTCGTCGCCCCATCTCCCCTTCTCCGGGGGGTTTGAAGCGCAAGCCGAACACAATTCACCCATACTATACCGTCACAGCAAGTAGGTTATATACCCTACGGGGGTGTGATATAGCGACGACAATGAAGGCAGGGTGGGCCACCTTTAGGCATCACTCGCGTGCGACCACACTCAAGACACTTGATGGCCTCCTTGCGCTGTGTAGGCGTCATAGCGTTCACAGGTCGGGTGAGCATAATGTCATCCTTATGTCGTATGAGGTTGCGGTCAATACCAAACTTCATGTGTCGCGCTTTGCCTCCACCTGCCGTTTCCACCCTCTCGATGCCGAGGCATATGACCTGCGGGTTCTTGGATAGGAGGGCGGAGAGAGATTGGGGGGAGGGAACCTGTCGTATGCCCCTGTGGTCTTGCAGTATATCTGCAACCTGCTGTTTCGTCATGGGGCCATAGTCCCAAAGAATGTCCACGATGACACGACGAATACGCCGGTTATTTGCACTCATAGATAAAGGTGCTTGGTTTTGATACTTAATTCTGTCGGAAACTATCATAACTCTCCCTCCTCCAACATGACAGCCATTGATACCCCATCTTCGGGGTCAAGTCCGGTAGGTTCAGACACCAAAAAGGCAGGGGCGTGGTCGTTTACCCATCCCCCTATCCGCTCATTGACCTGCTCGATACCGGGTCGTCGGTTCGTGGGGGGGTTATAGTGGTCGAAGGAATCGAGGATTTCGGGACAAAAGAGTAGGTTGAGGTAGTGGCCGAGCATGATGTAGCCGACGACCAGCAGACAGGCCTCCGCTACAACCATTCAGTCACCCCCTCGCGCCCTTTGAGTGTGCCTTTCGGTAGGGAATCGGAATGTTGGTCGCGTAAATTGTTGCGGATTTCGGGCGCAAGACCAACCAATGTGGCCGCATAAATGTCTGTTGGTCGGGTGAAAGGGAGTGTTGCTGCGACCTTCTTCTTCTGCTTCTTGGTGGGCCACACCACCTTGACGGAGCGAGGCTCAATAGAATAAGCAAGGGAGGCCAACAGATATGAATTAGGGAGTGTGTAGCGGGTAGCGACCACACGACGCGCCGTATCTATGTCGTCGGCCCTATTCACCCTCACAAAAGCCCCAATGAGGGGTAGGGGAACGGTGGACACGGCCTTCAGCACCCGGTCCCTGTCGGTCCAGCGAAACAGGGCTTCGATATTACGCCGATACGAGATAGTCCTCTCCTTGAGGGATTTGTCACCAAAGATACGCTCATCTGCGCCAAAGGTTACCTCTTTCGTGGTGACAACAACCAGCCGGTAGGTAATAAGGTCGGCCCACCCCTCGGCATCCTTCACCTTGAACGCATCACTATGAAGTATGAAAGTAACATCGGGGGCAGTAGGAGCGGTGGATAACTCACCCCACATCTCCACGTAATCACCTACCCGGTAGGTCGCTGCATCTCGCGTGAAAATGACAACACCCATTATCTCGCCCTCCGATAAATAAATGTTCTTTTGTCACCATACTCACTACCCCTTCTTTCAAGG